CCGTTGGACGGACAGATAGTCTCGTTGCCGGGACGCTCGACATTCCAGACTTAACGATCAACAGTCGTGGAACTGGACTTGCCGCCGACCTCACGGCGTTTGACACGACGTCTACAAATATTACAGGTGCGCTTGCCGGGACGACTGAATTTACGGATATTCGACTTGCTGGAGAGGGTTTGTTATTAGCAGGTCTATCGGCTCGTGACACAAATATTCAGACGGCCATAGATACAGCCGCCGCAGCGGGCAGCACACTATCCGCCAGTAAATCACCGAGTAGTCTTGTCGGCTCTGAAATTGGCGGATCAGGTAATATCACCACAGGGTCGGTTACGATCACACCGTCTGGTGGCGTCACACCTTATACATACTCATGGGCGAAGGAAAGCGGGACGACATTTACGATCAATTCTTCGACCACGGCGTCACCGACCTTCACTTACGATCCGGGTTCTAATGGGTATTTCAGTGGTGTGTATGTTTGCACAATCACCGACAGCACGTCTGGAACGGCGCTGACACTGAATATATCCGTCCCTGTGGCAATCTATCGTGACACGCTCAGTTAGGCTTTACACCCTTTAGCGTGAGGGTTATCGACAAGGTTCACACCGCAATACTCACACCGCGATACCTCACGAATAGGAATACCCGTCCCTGTGATAATCTTCGGCGTTGGTGTTTTACATTGGTCCTCGACCAGTTTCGCATACCCGGCTATATCATGCCAGTTATCCTTATAATCAGGATCACCGTTCAGAATACGGGCAATCTTACTAGCAATCGTTTGTAGGGCTTCACGTTTATCAGGAGTGAGTTTATTCCATCCGGGGGTTGCTCGCATGGGTCGTTGAATGGTCTGTGAGATCATCGCAATATCTGTGAAGTCACCGTATTTCTTACCACGTTCAGTCAGTGTTTTATCTACATTACTCATTGATATTATCTTTCCCTTTTGGGCAACCTGTATAATCACTAACGGCCCATCGCGTTCCGTGAATGGAACAGAATAATTCATCACATTGTCGTTCTATATGACATGCTGCATGTTCACGGATATGACGGTTCCGTGGTGATTGATGAGTCACTTTCGGAACGCGGTGTAACGGTCGTTTTCTCATACGAGTAACTCCTTCGCTTTCTCGATGTAATAAAGCCAATTCACATTATCCCATGTAAAATTATCCATGTCGTTTGTGATGGTCACAGTCCATCCTACGTCAATTCCGGTGTCGGAATAATCCGATGCGTTTCGTTTCACCATTCGTTTCGTTAACGGTGCGCCAGTTGTCGAGACGTAATATCGACTGGTTTTTTGTATCTCGGTTTCACCATGCAGGAGATAGATCGGTTTACGCATACTCGTGCGGTTGACCTTTACTCCTAAGAGGAAATCGAAAGGCTCGCGGTGGTTCATAATGAAGTCCGCTACGTCCTGCCCTGTCCGGTAATAAGCATCCACGGCTTTTGTGATGACCAATCCTGAATGATCCTGATGCCATTGCAACTCGTGGGTATTCGGATTGTCCATTGGTGTCTCGATACGGAACGCGCCGATCCGTTTGACTGAACCGTCTGTCTTAATCGCCATATAACTATTCACGTTCTGGATGTGCATGGCGGAATACTCGGCAGACTCTAACACGAGACCTGTATTGTCCTGCCACATTTGGCACACGTCCTGCATCCACGAGACATAATCTTTCCGCACCCGGATCGTTAACCCATCGGTGTTGATCTGGACCATTTGGACCACATCGGAAAGCGACACGAGATTACCTCGCCCATCCATATAATGCGTGAGTTGTTCCGCTAACATGCACAATAGGAGTTGACCATTAATCGTAATACTCATGGTAAACTGTGGATCGTAAAACGGCGACCACGGCGCGTTAGATTGACCATACGGCACGTTCAGCGCCAGTTTCAGCATGGCATTCTCTGGTGTGCCTTTCTTGTGCATCTTACGGCGCTCATAGAGTGATTTATAGATTGTGCCGAACGACACACCGTCCCGCGCTTGCAGGTGATATGGGGCGTATTCATGCGTGATAGCGAGGTTTGGGTAATAGGACGCTACATCCCAATCCCATATCTCATATTCGTCGTCCGCATAGACCGATTGCTTATGGAGCGATCCGTGTATTCCACCTGTCCCGAAATCGTATTGAAAGTCGTCCACGACGCAACATAACTTATCCACAATTTTATGACCGCTCTCCTTTAGGGATTTTTTCCGGTCCTGTGACGGTTGTTCAATGCTCTGAATATGACCATCTAAAATCACTGTATTAAATGAACCGAAGAAACCTTTCGTCTGATCGGGGCGTAACGATTGCTCGGATAACCATTGATACATGTATTGTAACTGCGAGTGACGGAACACGACTTTCGGTGACAGTATATCCCGAATATGAATGTAATCCCGCTGTGTGGTAATCGGCTCTTTACGTTGACCCGGTTCGTGATTGAAACATTTGATCCCTATCGTTTCCAGTTCGTCAATAATCATTTGAGCGCCAATCTTACCGTCATTGAAGTTCAGCACGTCACCGAGTTTACCGTAACCCTGAGCAACCAGTTCATCACGGAACGCGATCTGAGGGATGGTGTGCCTATAGAATTTCCACGTCTCGTTAATATCATGGCACATGTAAGCGATGATCTCGGTCTTTTGCTGGTCCGTTGTCGGATCGTGGGGTGGATAAGGGAGATCAATAACGCGACGTGAACGCATATTGATCTCCAGTTTCTTTAAGCTGGTGGACCGCGCCTGATTGTCGAAGTGATGTATGCGATATAAATCACCTTGCGTGACTATCTGTTTCCACGGCGGGATCGTATTATCCCATCGCTTATTAAAATCACCGCCGATCAACTGATTAGCGAATGAATGGGCGTCTAAGGCCGTGAAGTGACCATTCTCGTGAGTCAGTTTAATTAGATGGTCACACACAGGCCAATCGAAGAAGAAATTATTGAACCCGAATAGTCTCTGACCTGTCCGACCAAGGTGTTCGAGGAAATAGACGAACTCTTTTGACTGATCTCGGCGGTCACTGACCTCGAAGATGAACCGCTCGCGGGTCGCAGCGTTGACCACACCGCAAGAGAATATATCAAAATACGTTTCAATGTCGTATATCCAATCATTCGGGTTTGCGGTGTGGTCCATTGGTTAACCCATACCCGGCATTGTGCCGCCTTGGCTTAAGATACCTGTATGGGGCGTGATGTTAGTAGGGGATGGTGTCGAAGGTGGCGCGACACTCATACCCATTGCGGCGGGTGCAACGGCCTGTTGTGGTTGGCCCATTACAGGTGGTGTCGGCGCACCCGTTCCACTCATACCCATCGCCGGGTCGTTTCCCATTGACATACCGCCGCCGACAGGGGGTTTATTCGCCATATTCGTGCCAAGCGGACGCGCACCGGGTGGTAATGTCGCTGGCGCACCCGTTCCACCGAACGCATCCTCGAACGATACACCCGTGGAGATCGGATCACCTTCGGCAATAAACATCATTTTAACCGGGTTCATGTAAATACCCGCACCCTTACCGTCCGCTTGCCACGCCAGCCCGTTATCCGAGATAGACATGGACATATTAACGAATGATCCGAGAGGGATGGATGACGGTTCAATCTGTTGGAACGCAGGGTTGCACGTATCGGTCGGGTATTTCGATGAGAAATAGAACACGTAACACCCTTTGGTGTTCTCGTTATATTGACTTTTCGAGTTCGGTTGGTCCCCGTCCTTAATCTTCATGGACAGTCCTTTAACGGTCTGTGTCCATGTGTTCAGCGCGGTAATCTTCTGTTGATCGTTCCGCCATTCCGTCTGACAGAATTGGATGATCTCACTGAGAATACGACCCGTATCTGGATCGTCTTTACGGAGCGCGATACCATATGAGTAATGGTATTTATCCTCGGTCAAAGGTCGGTTCAGGTGGTCAGTTGTGACCAGTTCGGTGAGTGATCCACTGACAAGGCGAACCCCTGACTTTGTGAACGTGTTTAGTTTATTCGCCATAATATATTCCTTATGTTGGCGGTGGGTTACATTCCCGGCATTGCGTTGACGGGTTCTACATACATCCGGGATCGGAGATATTCAGCGGCTTTCGTGTCGAGCATTTCTTTAATCGACAGATCGTTATGATACGTTAACCCTTCGAGTGACGCGATGATCTTACGCTCATATCCGATCTTACGGGCGCGGTCGATAATCTCACGAGTTTCGATCACAAATCCTTGTCGCATTGTCTCAATCTCAATGAGACGTTCCATATGCGTCTTTAACGCTTCGGACGCTTCGGGTAATAATCGTGTCTCAGTCATGGGAAAATGCTCTCTTGAAATCCTCGGCGGTCTGGCGGACCAGCTTCGGTGTGGTGTCGGGTTGTTCTGTAAATTCATTGACGATCTCGGCGTCCGCACCGATCCGTTCCAATGCCGCAGGTGTGACCATCTTACCATCGCGCGGATCGAACCCGGTCATCGCGTATATGGTGTTAGCGTCAACAGTCCATCGGCGGTTCCCTTTTTGACGAATACGGGTCCATCCGGGAACGATCTCACCCTTATCCATAATCGCTATGGCTTCGGCTTTCAGGGCGTTATGGCGACCGTCGAGCATAGTCTTAGCTCGTTCAAGGAAGTCTAATTCTGACGCGATCTCAGCGGTCGTATTCATACGGTTCGCTTTCTCCGACACCATCGTATAAACTTCATATAATTCGGTGGTGACAGACTCACATAAAGTATTCGCGGGACAATATTTACAATGCTGACCGGGGATGGTCACAGGGTCGTCAGTGAGACACACCCGTCCGCGATGTTCGACAATGTTAATCTCGGCTTCTAATTGACTGAGTGTCAATGTCCGAGTCCGGTATTTACCAAGATGATGACGGGATCGTGGTTGATAGATACCGAGTGTAATCTGCCCGACAACCAATCCGTTACTTATCATTTCGCGGACCTTGGCCGCCGCGTAAATCAACACCTGCTTACTGGTTGGCTCGACAATCGAATATCCGTATTTCAGGTCGTCAACGATCAGGTGATAAGCACCATTTTCGACGTGCATGATAGCAAAGGCGTCTGGTGTCCCGGCTATGTCTTTATTCAGGACGACACGTTGCTCGGCGGTAATCTCACCGCCACGCTGACGGAGCATATCGACATAGGATTGGATATGGTTCGCCATTTCATAATCGACCATCCATCCGTTATCTGGACATAGGATACCGACTAAATCCCGACATTTCAGATTAGGATTTACATCGGTCAATACGATCTCGGCCAGCCAAGCGGCACATGTGCCTTCCATCGCGGCGTCGGTATTGGGTTGATCGGGAACGAGACGGGCAACGGTTTTAGGCTGACCGGGACATTCCGTCCATATATCTGAGGATGAGGGTCTAAGTATCATGGGTGAGTCCGTTGATATGAGGGTGGCGGATCGTCTAAATGCACATAAACGATCCGCCGTCTGTAAGTTCTATGGAGTAAACCTACAGACTTTCGAGGTGGTCCATGAGTTTGCGACATGCAGTCTCATTGACGCCGAAGTGGGCGAATACCGCCGACCTTTCGGTTTCACCTGTGATCTCAGTGTAAATAGGAGTGATTGATTGAGCGGTGATCTTTCCGGCTTTCATCATTTCAGTCACCTTAACGAACACGTCGTCGCGTGTAATCGGTTCGCGTGGTTCGATTTCAGCGACCATGACCATACCCGGCATGGCGTCGTCTGATTTCGTTTCGATCTCAGGTTCCGGTTCAACGACAGGGGCTTCGACGCTACCGCCGCCAGCCTTAAATGCAGATCGAGCGGCTTTCGCTTCCGTTGCCTTACCGCGTTTGACGGTCCACGTTCCGTCCGACTTAAAGACAGGGGGTGACTGATGATATTCAGCGTTAAACGGCATACCGTCAACGTCTGTTGCATCTTCGCTTGCGTGTTGAACATCACCTTTAGTCGTAGTGTCGGTTTTTTCCGATGGTGTGTCGGACGTAACACTATTGTCGTCCAACATATCCAGTTGGCGCGTATCGGCTGGTTCAGCGGCCCGTCCCGATAGTTTATCGGCAATCTCACGTAACTCATTTGGGTCATCGGCGGTGATAATGATTTGGTATTTCGACATTTTATTTCCCTGTGAATATCTATATCAGTTGTTGACAGTTACGGTCAGTAAAGGTCAGTAAGCGGAACGTCAATAGGAAAAATGATATGAGTTTTGAGCCGCGATGGTATCAGTCAGATTTAGTATCTAGGGTCCGTATTGAATGGGACGCTGGAAATAACGCGGTTGTCGTCGTCAGTCCTCCCCGGAGCGGTAAGACGCCAATGATGGTCTGGTTGGCCGAACCCTTCATTAAACGGAATGAGGGTGTCGTTATACAAGCCCACCGTGAGGAATTGGTTCGTCAACTGGCGATGACGCTCGCTGAATTTGGATATAGTCATAATATACTCGCACCCAAAGATGTTGTGGCGGACATTGTTCGACGCCAGAAACTTAAATACGGTAGGATATTTTTCGATCAACGGTCAATGGTTCTGATTGGATCAGTCCAAACGATCAACAGTCGATCCGCTCAGATACGAACATTCTCACCGCGTGTCCGTCTGGTGATGACAGATGAAGCCCATCACCTCTTACCAGAAAATCAATGGGGTAAGGCTGTGGCTTTATTTCCTCACGCTAAGATCGTCGGTTTTACGGCGACACCCGCTCGGACAGATCGTAAATCATTATGGTCACAACAAGGTGGTATATTTGACGCGATGGTGAAGGGCGTCACGGCTCGCCAGTTGATCGAGGAAGGGTATATCTGTGATTACGAGATTATCGCGCCACCATCTTCAATCGACCGCGACAGTATCAGGACCGGGGGGAAGGGTGAGTTCACACGTAAGGGATTGAGTGAGGCGGAAAGTAAATCGACCATCACAGGCGACTGTGTGAAATCCTACCAGACATATACACCGGGGAAACAAGCGGTCGTGTTCGCTGTGGATATTGCTCATGCGGAACATCTAGCAACCGCCTATCGAGACGCAGGTATATCGGCGGAAATGGTGTCCGGTAAAACCCCGAAAACGATCCGTAAACTGATTATGGATAAGTTCGATAGGGGTGTGTTTAACATCCTCGTGAATGTCGATCTATTCGGTGAGGGATTGGACGTTCAGGGGATCGAGGTCGTCATTATGGCCCGTCCGACGAAATCATTCGTCCTATACGTCCAACAGTTTTTCCGGGCGCTGACACGCGGTGACGGAAAATATCTCGGCACGATTATCGACCATGCGGGAAACGTCGGATATTTCGGTCAGTTCTACGGTCTACCTGATTCCTATAACGGGTGGGAGTTATTCTCTGAGCAACGCGGGAAACGCGGACCAATGGACCCGGATGATGAACTGGTGGCTATCACGACATGTGAGCAATGTTATAAACCCTATGAGTCCGTGAAGCCGTCATGTCCCTATTGCGGGTTTTTTCCGGTCCCGTCTGAGCGCGCGAAGCCGGAGCATGTGGATGGTGATCTCGTGTTACTTGATGCGGAGACCTTACGTCTCCTACGCGGTGAGATCGAGCGCGTCACCGCACCGCCTGTGATCCCACCCCAACACCGCAATTCACCCGTTGAAGGCGCGATCACACGGCGTCACCGTGAGCGTAAAGAGAGTATCAACACGCTCAGGGACAGTATCGCTCTATGGGCCGGGTATTGGAAGTCGAAGGGCGCTGAGGACCGAGAGATTAACAGACGGTTCTACGCGCGGTGGAATATCGACATTATGACGGCTCAGACGTTACCCACTAAAGAGGCGGTGGAATTGAAAGTAGCGGTTGACGCTCGATTACAGGTCTGTATATCAAAAGACAGTAACGGTTAGTAACGGTTAGTAGGGAAACCATGTCAAGCGAAGCAGCCAATCAACAAATTATACGGCTCGAAGCGGCTCGGCGCGGTATCTGCTTATGGCGGAATAACGTCGGCGCTTGCATGACTGACGAAGGTCGTCAGATACGGTTCGGTCTCGGAAACGATAGTGCTAAACTGAACCGGGTGTTCAAGTCTAGTGACCTGATTGGTATCACCCCTGTGACTATCACACAGGAAATGGTCGGATCGGTTATCGGACAATTCGTTGCAATCGAAGTGAAAGCGGATCGGTGGAAACCGAGTGAGAATGATAAAAGATACGTCGCGCAACGGAATTTTGGACGCGAAGTTATCAAACAAGGCGGATATTTCACGTTCGCTCAGAAACCTGAACATGTGTGGACCCTATGATACACCGACAAGTTAGACTGACTGCCGAACAACGCCGTGAACAAATTATCCGCACAGGTATAATCATTGCGAATTTACTCGGCGTTACAAAAGTAACTCACCGAGCAATCCGGGACCAGATTAACGATCTCACGCTAAGTGGTGTGAAGCATCATTTCGCGTCTAAGAAAATCCTCATTCAAGCGATTGTCGATCACGATAATTGCCCGGAAGATGTGAAAACCGAAGCGAAACAACTCGGTTTAATTTAAGATGTTGCGACTCTGCGACGTGCGCGACGGCTTGCTCGAATTAAGGGATGGATCGGTAAACCTGATTGTTTGCGATCCACCGTATAAGAATATCAGCGGCGGGAAAGGTAAACCCGGCGATGGATCACCACAGGGGAATATAGGTCCGAACGACGGTAACGCTGGATTGTTATACAATAACATCGAGCCGTATGAATACGCGCATGACCTATACCGGGTCTTAGCGGATCGGTCGCATTGTTACATGATGAGTAATTTCATGTCGGTTGATCTGATCCGGTCTGATTTTGAACGGGTCGGTTTTAAGACGCACCGTTATCTGATCTGGCGCAAAGGGAATAAAACCCCGTCGCAGTATTACATGAATGATTTCGAGTATATCATTTTCATGCGTAAGGGTCGAGCGCGTCCCGTCAACGATCCGTCCATTGCGTCTATCATTGATATTCCCGGCGACAGTCCGTCCGATAAACAACACCCGAACCAGAAACCTATCGCGCTGATGCGACTGTTAATCGAGCAATCGTCCGAGCCGGGTGATCTAATCCTTGACCCTTTTATGGGTGGGGGTTCAACAGGGATTGCGGCTCACGCCACGGGTCGGAATTTCATCGGCTTCGAGATTGACCCTAAGCATTACATAACGGCCTGTAATCGTATCGGTGTCATGCCGTGATACCAGCCGGACTCCCACCACAATTTGTAAACTGGCGTATTGAGAACAATACGAAAGTTCCCTGCGCGCCTGACGGTCGTAAGATCAATCCGCATGAGCCGGGTTACTGGATGACCTATGAGCAAGCGGCTCAATACGGACAGGTCGGTTTCGTGCTGACCGCGAACGATCCATGGTGGTTCATTGATCTCGATAAATGCGGTGACGGAACCGCCGAAGGATGGTCTGCCGAAGCCCTCGCTGTGTGGCAATCATTCCCCGGCGCGTATGGTGAGGTTAGTCAGTCGAACAAAGGTCTGCATATTATCGGACAGGCTGATATATCGAAACTGGTGGACCGCCATAATCGGTGGGACGGGTGGAAAGAATTTTACGTCAAGGATCGGTTCATTGCGCTCGGTCACGGGTTTGAACAGATCGGCACACCACAACCGATCCCGGATCATACCAATCTGTTGCTCAAATGGGTTCCTGAGCGCGAATATCTCGGTGATCTACCGGATGGTGTCGATCCGTCTTATACAGGCCCACAGGACGACGACAGACTGATCCAGATGATGTTAAGATCGGTCAATGCGAAAGCCGCGTTCGGTCAAGGGATCACCATCGCGCAGTTATGGAACGCGGACGTGACGGCTCTGTGTCAGAATTTCCCGGATGAGGACGGCGGATATGATGCGTCTCGTGCGGATCAAGCCCTCGCCTGTCACCTCGCGTTCTGGACAGGTAAAGACATGCCACGGATAGATCGTCTGTTTCGACGGTCCTCATTATTCCGGGAGAAATGGGAGCGGGACGATTACCGTCGCAATACGGTCCAAAACGCAGCCCGTCTGACCACATCGGTTTTCAATTCACCACCGCCAGATAAAACAAAGGCTCAGTCAGTGGCGGTCGGTAACGGCGCTGTGAGTGAGGTTCTACTATTCATCCCGGAAATGATCGAGCATTTCAAAGGCTGTGTTTACGTGCGGGATTATCACAAGGTTCTGATCCCTGATGGATCACTCTTAAAACCGGAACAGTTCAACGCGACGTATGGGGGTCATGTTTTTACAATGACGCCTGACGGAACGAAACCGACGAAGAAAGCGTTCGAGGCGTTCACTGAAAATATGGTCCATAAATTTCCGTCAGCGATCAGCGCGCGGCTTGCACCGATGGAACTGTTCGGCGCAATTAAGGATGGTCGTGTGAATATCTACGTCGCGCCAGATTACGAGGACATTCAGGGTGATGTGTCTATGTTCACAGTGCTGGTCGAGAAATTATACCCGGACGCACGAGATAGGGCTATAATCCTATCGTATATGGCCGCTATCGTTCAATACCCCGGCGTTAAATTCCGGTGGTGTCCGGTCACGCAAGGTATTCCCGGTAACGGTAAGACGACACTCGCGGAATGTCTCAAATTCGCAATCGGTCGGCGGTATGGGTATTCACCCCGGTCATCACAATTAGGTGGTCAGTTCAACGGATATATCGAACATCGATTACTCATTGCGCTCGATGAGTTTCACATGAACGGTCGGCGTATGGTTCTCGATGAGTTGAAACCGTTCATTACGGATCGGGAAGTCGAGCGTGAAAGTAAGGGTGTGGACGGCTCGATGATCGAGAACTTAGCGAATTGGTTCGCCACAACGAACTATTTCGATGCGGTGCTAACCTCGATTGGAGATAGGCGTTACGCTGTATTCTTCACACCGCATGAATCGCCAGATGATCTTATCGCGGACGGTCTTACGTCTGTATTTTTCAATGACCTGTATAAGTGGTTAGAGGACGGTAAGGGATTTGAAATGGTGGCTCATTACCTAAAGACATATATGATTCCGCCTGAGTTCGACCCGTCTGGTCTCTGTAACCGCGCACCGAAAACAACCGCAACTGATCGAGCCGTCGAACTATCACGCGGCGTGATCGAGCAAGAAATACTCGACATGGTGGATAGTAAAATGATGGGGTTCAAAGGGGGGTGGATCAATGACATTATGTTACGTGAGGAATTGAAACACCGTAACCAACGTCATTTACCGCCTGTTAAGATGGGACTTATCCTATCCGAACTCGGTTATAGTAATCAACATTGGGATAAAGGCCGATCACCGCGTGTCGTCATTCACAATGGAGACCGCACATATCCCGTTCTCTGGTATAAAGGTGACGCCAGCGATCTGACACCGGAAGATTACCTCGCCGCACAGGGTCTCGGCTAACCCTTGCCTGTCACTGTGATTATCTGTAAGGACGTTACTGAATAACATCTTTATTCTGGATAGGAGCGAGTCATGAATCGAATTGATGGTTCAGGTAGGCATCATTTCGGCGCGACACGCGGACGGGATTGGCTCGGAACTTTAGAAATTGAAGCGGATATGTCCGCCGATATTTTTGAAGGACAGGTGCGGTTATATCCAGATGCGACGGGTGCGGCGATACTGACAATGACGGTTGATACTCCGGTTTTTTCCGGGGGGATAACCATAGTGAAGTTTTCGATCACAGATGCTGATCTTGAAAGCGGTGATGTGCCAGCGACGACTCTCGGTAAGGATTTAACACTTTACTATGACATTCAGCGAACGTCTGGTGGTCTGAAAACCAATTTCCTATACGGTAAGTTCATCATCTACGGACAGGTCACAGTATCATGACGATTTCAGTTACAGTTTCAACGAATGTTGTCCGGGTTGGTGTCAATGAAAACAGGGTGACGATCCGTCCGCAAGTTGCCTATGATTTCAATGTGTTCACGGCGGCGCTGACGACAGAAGTCGCGGCGGCGGCAGTATCAGCGGCTAATTCTGAGGCGTCTAATGTTGACGCGGCGGCGGAAGCGGCGGCTGCTGTAGCGAGCGCGATCACGGCGAGCGGTCATGCAACAACGGCGGCGACGGAAGCGGCCAGCGCAGCGGCCAATTCGTCCGGTCAGAACATGGCGGGGATTGCAGAGACGTTCACTTACACAATAGTCGATCAAGCGATCCTTGATGCAAGCGAGAGCGATAATCCAAACTGGATTTACCAAACTTTTACAGCGCAACCGCCTAAACTCATGGCTCTAATGGCGGAAAGTGACGCGGTTTATATTCACGATCTAACCCATTTTGAAGCCGCGCTATTTCGGACATATGATTTCACGGGCTTCACAATCACGTCAATAGACGCGAAAAACGGGCAGATAATTGTCGGCACAACGACGGGCGCAGTTGTTCTAAATCTTGCCACGGGTCAAGATGATGTCGCGCTGACTTACACGACGGCCACAACGCCTGCGATTGTTAATAATTCCGTCAACTCCGTTGCCATGCACCTCGACCCGCAAGCACCATTCGATCCGATTACGAAGATGAGGACGCCTACCGTGTGGGTATCGACTGACGGCGGCTTGTCTCGGATCAATTATGACGGGACGGTTGATAGCGAGACAATCAGCAATCCGTTGGGAAAAGTAATTGTTGATGAAAAATGTAACACGGTTTTTGTCATGGATTATTTCAATCTATTTTCCGGCATTGATTTAGACGACAGCTTGGGTCGCTCTGCCGCGAGTTTACGGCAAACGGGTGCGAGTGGATGGTCTACGATTGGTGCTATATCATCCGGTGCGGAAATACAGACGTTGTATAGTTCGGGCGATGATCCTGAGATGTGCCTCGGCGCTTTCGAGATTGACGACGTGGAGCATGGCGTTTCCTTTATAAAATATAATCCCGCTGATCCAGCGGGAAGCCCAGTCGCGGACGCGACCGCTACTTACTCATCTGGATGGTATAACGGCGGGATCAAAGGCGCTTGGCTTTCGGACACGGTTGCTGAGACGATTTCGGATGCTACGTCTGATACCGACGCTGACCGATCCTACAATGACAATCCGCTCCCAGTCGTCGGATCACTGACGAAAGCGCCTGTCGCAACGGGTAGCGAGCTGATGGCTTATTCGGGTTTCTCAGCGACAGATTACCTAGAGCAAGCCTACAATTCGGATTTGGACTTCGGGACGGGGGATTTTGATATTAGTGGTTGGTTTAAGGCGCTCTCAACGTCGAGCGGGTATCTGTTTTCACGGCAGGATAAAAACACGGGATCAGGTTACGGGACAGGCACAGCCCAATTTGCGTATTGGGATAAAACATCAAAATATCTAGCGTATTGGGATAACGGCGCGTGGTTATTTAGCAACACCACAGCCATATTGGACGGGTGGAACAGTTATCGTTATGTTAGGATTGGGACGACGCTTAATTGTTACATTAATGGAAAAATCGCGGGAACAAAGTCATCTAGTGTTGACTATAGTAATGCGAGCGCAGTTTTAATGGTCGGTGGATATTATCATAACAGCACGCAGAAGGTTCTAGGCACAGGCGTCCCACTGTCACAACTGCATTTCTCAGATAAACCGTTCACCGATGAGCAAATCGCCCACGCATATAACACCGAAAAACGGATGTTCGAACCCGGCGCTAAGGTCACGACGCAGGATGCGACTGTTCAAGTCACGGGCCTTGATTATGACGCTCACACGGTCTTGCATTACGTCGGACAGACGAACGGTTACAACGTCTTTAAAGACCTTGTGAATATCTCTTATGTCGAGACAGACAGCCCGAACGGTATCGCCGCGCACAAAGGCTATATCGCGGCGGCTGACACGACCACAATCGACATAACATCACCCGCGATCAATCTGCGAGCGGAGCAGATCATTTCGCCTCCGAACCTAACAAGACTTCCTAATGTAGACTGGACAGGGGACGGCGCGCAAACTATTTTCGCCCTCCCTCCGGGCTTGAAGGCTATCGAAGTGTTCGATGAAACTGCTCGGCGCATCCCCGGCGAGGGCGAAGATTATGAGCAAAAGAAGGACTCTTTTATCTGGTCACTGATCTTCGCCGTCGCACCCGCAGACGGTAATGTAGTTTCCGCTCAGGTCGAAAGGACATAATTATGCACGACGATCAAATTCTAACAGACCTTGGATTGAATAAGGGTCAGCTTCTTAAAGACGGTAGCGCGCTGAGCGTTCGCCAAGTCCGGCAGCGAATCCAACGCTACACGGAAAGCAAATGGCCTTGGCTTGACCAACAAAATACACCTGATGAGTTCAACGCATGGAAATTAGCAAACCAAACCAACGTCGGCGCGGCTTTGCAGTTCATGGTGTTTAACCAGCAACTTGCTGATTATCGCGCAGCGGTCACACGCCTTGAACGGTGTAAAATCGCGGACGGTCAAGCGGAGATAACTGAGGAACAAGAGACGGGTAAAATTGATCCTGAGACTGTGGTTATCCAACAGTTTGTTGAAGCCTTGGACGCCACGATTGAAGTCGATACTTATGATCCTGAAACGGGCGAAAGCACCGGAACGGAGACTGTGACTAACCCGCTTATTGTCACGGATGAAGTCGAGCGCGGCGCGGCGTCAGCGGTTATTTTCAACACGCCGGATGCGGTTAAGACGTTCGGTGACTAACCGTGGACCGTCTCGTTACATGGACGGGTTTTGATCCTATTGCGTCAACACGTAAGCGTTACGTGGTGACACGTCCGGCTGTGTGGGAGATTGGCCGCAAAGGGTCGGGCAAGCCTGAAATAATCCCCGTGGGCTTCGAGTTCGACTTCTCTGTCCCGCGATTGCTGGAATGGCTCGTTGACCCGCATGATGCGGACAATCTAGCAGCGGCGGCGCTCCACGATTGGCTCTTGGACGACGGATATGACCGTCCTTTTTCTGCGAGTGAGTTCCGGCGCGTTCTGGTCGCGCGTGGCGTGAAATCCGCGAAAGCGTGGGTTAAGTATTTTGCGGTGCTATTCTGGACGATCACAGTGGGGAGTAAATGATGGAAATGGGCGTCACAATACCTCTCGCTTGGTTCCTATCCGGGATCGGTTCGCTTTGTGTCGTCATTGGCGTCATGGCGAAAGCGATTTTATCTATCCAAGAGGCGCGCATTGCGGAAGCCAACAAACGGACGCAGTATGCCCGCGAGGACGCCAAGACGGTCTCCGACGCGCTGAACCAAAACACGACGGCCTTGAATAACATTGTCACGGCCATTCAAATTAGGAGCAACTAAATGTTCCGCAGGAAACCAAAAGCGGTTCATCTTACAGAAGCCGAATTGGACGCTATGGCTTTCTTGAAAGACGAAGCTGTGAAGCGGAATAAAAAGGCGTCGGATCGTGCTTTAAAAGAACTAAGCGCTTTTACTGATCTCGGTGAATATCTCCATATCCCAAAGAAAAAAAGTGGAACGTAATGGCTAGTTTCTTGGACCCGCAATCTCTTGTCAGTGGAGCGTATCTAGCTGAGGCGTCGGGGTGGATCACAGGCTTTACTATGGTGGCCGTCCGTATGTATTTTTCTGCGAAAAAGGGTAAAAGTATCAGAAAGATACTTGATATTCGCGTTGGACGGTTTGCGGGCGGGCTTGGTCTTTTATTGCTTCTTGGATTTATCAATCGCACCCGATGGTGGGGCGTCCATAGTTTTTCAGACAAGACTTACTTTTTGACGGATTACATAGTGGCCGCGATCAGTTTACTCCATTGTGTTGCGCTCTACATTATCGTCAAGAATATGAACGGAAAAGAGGATGAATGGTTCGGCGTTCCTAATTCACATATCCTTTTGGTAGTCTGTGTCGTCGCGTTCTTTGTTTCTACGTCGTATTACGCATGGGCGTGGTAATGCGGGCGCTCGTCGTCCTATTCGCGGCGCTGACAGCTTGCGCGTCCACAGATTACACACTGCCTCCCTGTGACCCGCTCCCAGACCTTGCCTGTATGGAATGGGGTTTGGTTGACGCGGGCAAGAATGGCGGAATGTGGTTGATCCCGGTCTGTCTTTTATGGGAAAGTGAACGGGGCGGGACGATCTTACCAAGCCGATCTATGCTTCTCGGCTTGAGATATTGTATAACGGTATAATCTCTGATAGTCACAGGTATGGCTCTACAGATTATTACATCGCTATTTCTAGTATTCTTTATGTTAGCGGGCGCTGGTTTAAGTGTGTTCTTCTTTAAACTAGGAAACTCAGATTGGTGGGATGAGTGGACAATTGCCGTATTTGCTCTTGGCTCTTATTGTGCAATAACCAGTTTACTTTGCGTCTTTGCACTATTTAACATTTGGTGATCTTATGACTATTCTTCATATCCCCGATATTCGTCATATTTCAGAAGATGTATGGCGCGAATGGCAAGCCCGGTGGCCGAACTTTCATCCTAATGAGATGGACAGCCGCGATTGGTCTCTCAAAGTGGAAACAGACGCACTGGATCAGTTGCAGGCCGTAAGAACCGAATGGGGGCGTTCTATGCGTGTCCTCAGTGGTTATCGAAACCCGGCTCATAATAAGGCCGTAGGCGGCGCTAAGAAGTCCTCCCACCTCATTACCTGCGCGTGGGACATAGCGATCCGAAACCCTTCTGAGGGACGTAAACTCGAAGCCTTAGCGCGTAAGCATGGAGCTAGAGGGATTGGACGATACCCTGTCAGTCACTTTATTCACATGGATTGGCGTAAAACTAAACCAGCTACTTGGGGAAGATGGTAATGATTGGCCTTGGGCAAATCAAAACAGCAGCAATCGCCTCGGCGTTGACCGCTGCAATCGCTTTCAGCATGGGTTGGGCGGTGCAAGGCTGGCGGTTGAACGGCAAGGCCGCAAAGCAGAAAGTTGAACGGCTTGAAACGTCGCTTATGAGCGCCACAGAGAGCGCCCGCATTGCCCGTGAGGGTCAAACGGTCACGAATGGGATTAACGCCACCCTACGGGCCAGTTTGGACACGCTGAATGGCAATGTCGGCACGATGGCGCAAGCCAACGCCGCGCTTGCCCAATCACGCGCACCAAGAGTGGAAACCATTTATCGCCAAGCGGAGACTTTTGCTAATGACACGTTCGATCCTAATTCCTGTCCTCGCCAGTCTGTTGATTACAGGTTGCTCGACTATATCTGGCCAACCGACGCGCCAAGCGCCGCCCGACTGCGACTGGCCGGAGGCTCTGGTTCTACCGGATAGGGACGAAAGTTTCTACACGCCCGCGCCGATGATCGAGCGCCCGTTAGGCGGGGTCAATTACACGCAACTCGGCGCGCTGATTAAAGCGGGGAACGCGGAAACGCGGCTTTATAACGAAACAGTTCCGGTCAATGCCCGCTCGGCACGGGAAGCCGACGAAGCAGCAGTCGCGGATCACAACGATGCGACGGAAGCGCTGGAAGCCGAATGCGCGCGGCGTCTGACTGAATGGATCGCGGGTTAAACCTCAGCCATCCCCATCAAGAACATTAAAAACGCAAATGGTGAGGTTAAAAGAAAACATGTTACCGACCCAGATAGACTATATTTATGCAACCCACTATCTGAGGGAGTGAGCGGTGAGGGAGTCGACTATGTGTGGTTCTATTCAAGAAAAGAACTTAACGACACACTACTTCGCCTGAACAGACTTGCTTCAGCATACCAAGAATTATGGTTCGCAGCCAATATATTTAAGATTCACAGTGGTCCTAGTGACGTCATTACACGCTTTCCAACACCAACGCAGTCAATGCTTCAGCTAATTCAAAAACTCGAGATACTAGACCTGAAGTTTCAAACTGACTTTCGCGCTCTTCTTCGAAAACTTGAAGCAGATAAGACCGAACTAGACTATGAACTTCTTCGAGATCACCTGAAGAAACGAAACCCGAGGCCAAGTCAGGACTCAAATGTGACTTAGAAGATTCGTCCATCAGATTGCTTTCTTAAGTATATAATAGCCGTCCAAGTCCAAGTCTGTGGTGTTATCGGTCATTTCGTCTCCGTCTCTGGTTTAGGGGTGGGGCGGTGTTCGGCGCAGGCGCGACTCGTGTCGGGAGCGGCGGGATAGCGGCATGTCACGCGAGGTGTCCGTCCATCCAAATATGAAATCCATTGAGGCGGGCTTTTTAGGCACGCATTATAACTGGATTGGTTCATGAAATTGTCCGCTTTCTTGCCTTGGAAATCACACGTTCCGCACGTCTCTGTTTTCCAGTCGCTCACCCGCACTCAAAACACCCACCGCCAAGAACACACCGAAATATATCTGAATAAGGGTAGCCGTTCACATTGTAACCGTCTGATGTTTCATAACATCCGCTGCAAGAGCGCCAGAACCCCGCTTCACCATCATCAAGCTGCTCACCTACGCAGGTTTTCAACACCCTAAGCTCTGTCACACGCTCCCGAAGGCGGGTTATTTCGGCGGCGACGTTGTTCATATGTTTTACAGTCTCCGGAGTTGTCATATGTGCCCAAGCGGTTTTAGCGACACGCCTATCAATAGCGCGGTGTCCGCATCCTTCTCTAAACGGTTTATCATCACTCATAGTCGTCTCCTGTGGTAAGGGCTTTTCGGGCTTTAATGCAAGCGGCGACAATCATATCGTAGTGATCGGTCCCGACCGCTTTCTTGCCTTGGAAATCACACGTTCCGCACGTCTCTGTTTTCCAGTCGCTCACCCGCGCTTGGAGCTCCGTCGCTTTGAGTTGTGCGGTCATTGGATGGACTCAATGCTTTTAGGCTGGTGAATAGCAAGCCATTCCTCAACCCATTCAAGAGCCATTTTAGACGCAAATCCTCCACCAGTTTCATCGGTCGGTTTATCACCCTCACGTATCATCGTAAACCACCGCTCGGACGCATCGAACGCATTATGAGGAAGGCTTTCGCCCGCAACCCCCTTAATGTTTCCGATAGTGCCAATCAGACAAGCGCAGTCGCCGGAATATGTTGATCCATCGACACGCCCCTCACGAAGCGCGGTTGCAACTCCGTGAGCCTCATCGGGATTTAGGGAAAGAGTCATCCATAGGCAGGATTTGAAGGGTCTTAGGTTCGCGCCGGATAGGTTCGCGTAGAATAGGTTCGCGCCGGATAAGTTCGCGCCGCATAGGTACGCGCCGGATAAGTTCGCGCCGCATAGGTACGCGCCGCATAGGTACGCGCCGGATAAGTTCGCGCGGAATAGGTACGCGCCGGATAAGTTCGCGCCGGATAAGTCCGCGCCGGATAAGTTCGCGCCGGATAAGTCCGCGCGGGATAGGTCCGCGCCGCATAGGTCCGTGTCGCATAAGTTCGCGCGGGATAGGTTCGTGCCAGATAGGTCCGCGTGGTTTTTAATTGCCCACTTGACCGCCAAGCCCAACTTTATCGACTGGTTCGTTTTTTGTCCGCAGTCTATTTCTGCCGTAAATTGAACTTCACCAGACCATCGGTTCATTACATCAAACTTAATCATCATCATTCTCCATCACACGCGGGGCAATTCCCGCTTTCGCATTTGTTACAGGGTTCACTATTCGTCAGGCAGTGGCGGCAAAGTCTGTCAATGCACGAGAGGCAGGGCGGACGGGTCATGCGGATGCCTCCGAGCCGGAGCCGTCGCCGGAGCCGTCGCCGTAGCAGTAGCCGTAGCCGGAGCCGTCGCCGTAGCCGTAGCCGGAGCCGTCGCAGTAGCAGTAGCCGTCGCCGTCGCCGGAGCCGGAGCCGTCGCCGTAGCAGTAGCCGTAGCCGTCGCCGTCGCCGGAGCCGTAGCCGTCGCCGTCGCCCTCAATCCAAGTCGATGATTTTCCTGCAATAATTGGCATTTCACCGCCCCTGAACAGGCGCAGATACCCAAGCACTGACAGCCGTTTCAGTCACATCAAAAACCGCTATGATTCCAGTTAAGGAAACGCGATCAGATTTTGCGCTGATCTTACATCCACTTGTCGGGCCATTTTCGGAAAGCCCAAAAACGCCACCCGTCGCCTTATCCCAGTAAAGACACATACGCGCATTAGTTAACGAGATAGGGTCTGCTTTAGGGTTATCTGTATACCCAAAAACGACGGCGCGTTTGTCAGTGCAAACAACAACAGGAATTGGATATGTATTGCTGTCGTTAGGTTGATCGTCGGCATCACCGACTTCTAGCCCTAGAGCCCTTTCAACGGCGCGCTCGATAATTTTGTCTAGCTTATTCATCTTTGTCTCCAAATGGTCTTGCTTTTTTCACGCATGTCACGATAACCACAATCCGATTATGGCGACTACACTCGTTAGGACACCAAGACACAAAAGACCGAGAGCGCCGTCAAAGTGACCACGAGCGTCTTCGATGCCTGCGTTTAAAGCGACATAGAATAACGCTAGCGCTGAAAATAAGGCTATGAGAATTGCATAAATCATGGTGTTTCCGCTCTCGATATAAGGTTAGGGATGTTTTCAGGTAAAACCCTTGGTAGCGTGTTCATTTCAGGTGGGTTCGGTGGAAGCATTGCGTGAGTCACGTAAACGCCATATTCGTATAAATCGTAATCAGGGCCACGAAATTTACCGTCACGGAAATAACAATCAGTAAGCCGGAACCCGCCGCTTTCATCATTATACTTTACAGTCAGATCAACAGTTCTCCCATCCTTCCAATCTTCTGGTATTTCGGAGATGTGGACCCAAACACCGCACTCAGGAAGCGCGCGCATCTGGTCCACGTAGGAGCCTTGCGGGGTCGTGGTCATTAGGTGGACTCCGACAATATACGAATAAGAGCGTTTGATTGAGCGGCCCCTGCGACGTTCCGCGCGGCGGCCCATGCGGCGTTCCCTGTGACGTCTCGCGCGGCGGCCCATGCGGCGGCCCGCGCGGCGGCCCCTGCGACGTTCCGCGCGGCGGCCCACTCTTTATCGACTGGCATATCCCCTGAAATTAAGCGCTTGTGAAGCGAGACAACTGCGTCGGTCGCGGACTTTCCATCATCATCGCAATACTGGCGCGAGCCGTGAATGTCGTCAGTCAACAACCATATCATAAACTTATGATAAGCGGTTGTTAGGTCGACCCCGACTGGAATCGCAATCAATAAATCCTCTGCGAATTGCTGGTTGTCAGGATGTGGTAAAACCTCGAAAAAATGATCGTGCAGGTGAGCGATCCACAAAGGCAGGCCCGCCACGTTTGAGTATTGTTCGTGGGGATTATCTTCGCTATTAGTCGGCCCCAATTCCGCAAGGTCACGAAGGACACACCCAACTGCGCATCCAGAAAACGCACCATCCACATGAATGTAGTGACCTTTGACCAACTCATCGGCTATGCGGTGCGCGCGCATTCCGTCGATTGCGGCTTGTTTCAAATCCGGGTTATTGTACCAGCTTAAAATATTTTCAGTCATCATTTCTCTCCATCACTTTAATTGCGTCCTCAATCGTCTGGATGTGGCGTTTCACGCGGGCGGTGCATTTACAATTCACGCCAATGTGACCATCGCTACACGCGATCCGGGACGCCATTTTATACTCGGCCCGCAACGCTTCGAGGCGGTCAATGAGGTCAATCATCAGATAACACTCCATAGATGTTCACATGGTCGCTGCGTCTGTTCCGTGTATTCACCTAAATATGTTCTTAACATGGTGGTCTCCCGTTTGCTTTATACGTCATGAATTCAATCGTCCCTTTACCAATCGTTAGCGAGCCGTTCTCGTATCGCTGAATGGTCCGCGTCACCTTGTGGAGATACACGGCCATTTCGACCTGTGTTTTACCGAGACGTTTCCGCTCGGCCTTGAATTGCTCAGGGGTCATCGTCGTGCCTTCCATCCTTGCCACACAGCGCGTGACAGGCCGATCAGGACAGCCGTTATTAGAATACCAAAGAAAGCCGTCAGATAACCGATCAGGCCGTCTGAGGCGAGGTATAGAGCGAATGACGCGGTTATTAACGTCACGTCATCGGTGTGAATGTATTGTGGGCGGTTCATCAGTGAGTCCTTTATATGAAACACGACATTATGTCGTCTCGGTGAGCCTGTCAATCGCTATTTCGATTGCCTGTTTTTTACGCTCGGCGTGAGGATCGTCTGACCACGGTAACATGGTCAACAGCACGTTAATTATTTCGGTCGGTGTGGGGTCCATACCCGGCATAGACGTGACCGGGGGGAGTTCGAGATTACGCATCCAAATAACCCCATTCACTGTGGCTACCTCAACATCACACCCGCTGACTAGTCTGGATTGGTAAGCTGCCGTCCTCACTTTCTCCATTGAGTAATGCTTTTGTATATGCGCGAGGGAGACGGTCTGTCCCGGATCGGTTAAATCCTCAATGATCCGCCGAACACTCCCTGTGAGACTATTACCGTCGATTGAACGTGCCATGTCTATACCTCTATGAAAAATCGTGTTTGAGCCGTGACAGGACGATCCGTCACGCCATGAGCCAGCCAGTAAGATAATGAGCCGTCAGTGCGACGATCCATTCCGTCTACGAGACGCCACGGGTCGAGATTATACTGAACCGCCGTGGTGTCGTAAACATATGTCGTGCCTTGTGGATGATCGAACACCCACTGAGCCGTGACCTCTTGGCGTCCAATCCGCTCGGCTAAGGCATGAACCGGGTCGATGCACAGCGATGGATTGGACGCATATTTACGGTGAGTTATCATAATTTCTTGCACCATTTTCTTATTCCCTTTGCGTCCACTCTTTCACATCCGTTAATCATGTAAATCCTAAACGCTAAAATACCTATATCACCGGACATTACAGTGAAAAAACCATGACGGTTTTCGTCAATCCACCACCCCGGTCTTAAATGAGGTGTTAGGAGTATTGCGGCCTCAGAAGGTGTCATTGTGTCACCTCGGTTATGATAGTCACACTGTCCGGGCCGTCCGTCGTCTCGGAGCGGAATATACGTCCGCGTTCCGATGTTAACAGGGCGGTATGTGCCGAAGCGTAATCAGGATAGAACCTGATGACACCCACGTCACGGGTCGAGCGGTTAATTCGGATCATATGCATATATTCTGTGGTCATATCTGAGTCCTTTTCGTAATTTTCATTTGAGTTTCGTTAACGTCATGGGTTTCGAGAAAATGATCCTCGGTCCATGTTCCGGGGTTTATCATGGACAACCAATGCCAGACGGGTTTACCGCAATGCGGACAATTCTCTTTAGCAAACATATGGTATGTTTGTGTGTCTAGCGTCAACGGTCCGTCGCAACAGGGATATTCACCTATAATCATAATCTGAGTCCTCTAAGAGATCGAGCATCTGTTCTTTCACACATACTTTCGTTCGATGACGATCCGAAACGGTTCGTCGGCGGTTGGTGGGGGTGTTCCCCGGAGCAATCCGTGGTCATACAGCACTGTGAGTGTCGGTTCGTCCAACAGTTCGATATGGGCCGTCTGCGGACAGGTGATGACCGTGACCAGCTTGCGTAATCTCGGCTCACGACGGACAGTCTCGGTTCGCTGTATCTCTTGATACAGTTCACCAACACTCTCCCACATTTTATTGACCAGTTCTATGTGGTCATTGTTGAAATTGTAGACCGGGGTGGTCTGTTTCAAGACGGATCGACAATAGACCGGGAACATGGCGAAACCCGTCGCGTTAATTCCGCTCGGCATTTGGTCTGGATCGTCTAACTTGACGCCGACGAACCCTCGACTGTCAAATACTGAAATCGGTAAATCATACTTGTTACGTGCGTCATTGATTGTCTTTCTGAGGACACTCGCTGACCCTTCCATAAGGTCTGCCAAACACATAGTATTTGTTATATTATTGAGACATGAGGTGATAATTATCGCCGCTATGTCCTCTCGATATATATTTCTACGTCCCATAATTTTATCTTTCTGAGTCAAGTTGATATGAGAAAGTGGTTATTCTATCAATTTAAGCATGTCAAACAGTTTTTAGTATGGTTAATAAATTAAATATCCACTTTTCCCTAATGACTTGGTGAAGAAACTCCGCTACAGCCCCCTTGTGGCTATATATGTAAATAGGATATAAATATGATTACCGTCGATATATCATCGAACATAGATGAAATCATGGAACAGACGAACCGTTTGTTTGAACGTCAAATACCATATGTTACGGCTGTGGCAATCAACAACACATTGTTCGATGTGCGTAAATACATAGTAAATATTACATACCCAAAAGCGTTTAAAGTGAACAATCAACGGTTCGCTGCGATCAACTGGCGTGTCGATAAAATTAAGGTGTCGGGTGATGGGGGTCTGAGTAGTTTTAAGCGGGGAGATGTTAATACCATGTCCGGGATGGTCTATCAGAAAACATTGACGGGGGGGATACGGGAGTGGACCGAAAATCAGGCTGAGGGTGGGACTAAGACGCCGCGTGGTAGTATGATCGCGATCCCAACGGACCCTGCGGCTCGACGGAACAAGGGCGGCTCGGTGAAGAAACGTGATAAGCCACGGAACATTACGAATAAGAGAGGTCATTTCATTATCAAACGAGGGGGTAAACCTCTCCTGATAGCGAAACGTAAGAAGGGTCAACCAATGGAAGTGATCTATAATTTCGTGCCGTCCGCTCAAATCAAACCGACGTTCCGGTTCTATCCCGATGCCTATAAGGTCGTGGATCGTGTCATTGGCGGTCATTGGAGTAGCGCGATGACACGGGTGATAAATAAAACCGGGTTCACGACACGCTGATCCCCTTGTGGTCATCGGTTTTTTCCGGGGCCATACGGCTTTTTTTTCCGGGGGTCCGTCATCGGTTTTTTCCGGGGCCATACGGCTTTTTTTTCCGGGGGGTCCATTTTCACTAGGTAAGTCGAGCAAATGCACTTTTTAGTTGTATGATATGTTATAACATCACATCACGTTATGTTATAACATTACATTTCCATCCGATTAAATAATTGATTAAATGTCATCCCGGATCAGGACGCTCATCCCGGTGCTGGACGCTCATCCCGGTGCTGGACGCTCATCCCGGTGCTGGTGCATTTAACACTTGCATATTGTGTAACATGTGTTATTGAATACTTATTGAAACGAACCAAGGACTCAGATCATGACACTTTACCAGAAACTTATGCTATGCAACGCGACTCTTGCGCTCATTGCCTCATTCATGTGTTTTTCAGCACTACTTACGTTTGGTGGCGGTTATCTATGGTTAGCGGGACTCTTCATTATGCCAGTGATAAGCGCTTATTCAATCGTCAACGTCATTAACCCAAATCGGAGTCGCTGATATGTCTTATACAATAGCGCAAGAGACTCTAGGCGGACTCACCGTCACGGTTGAATATGACGATTCCGGTTGTAGTGATAATCCTATAGATGATGAATCGGTTGTTAAATTATGCCTAGCAGGCTCATTATCCCATTTAGGTAATGTCGAGGGGACTCGTGATTTAGAACGGGACAAATACAATGCCCTTGAGTCAATCAGTGAATTACCAGATTCCTTATATGACGTTTATGACGACATGACGGACTCCCATGTCGTGACGTTGAATAACGCCTTTGATCGTCACTTCCTTTCATTGCCTGTTTATTGTTACCAGCATGGGAACATAGCGCTTTCAACAGGCTCGTTTTCATGCCCATGGGATTCTGGCATGGCTGGACTCGTTTACATGTCGAAAGATGATGCGCGCCAATGGTATAACGTGAAGCGATTAAGTAAACGGACTCAGGATAAAACGGACTCCATTTTATCCGGGATTGTTAAGAACGTAGGTCAATGGGCCAATGGAGAAGTCTACGGTTGGGAAGTCGTGGACTCGGATGGTGAGACGCTGGACTCTTGCTGGGGTTATATAGGCGACTCAGACTATGCGTTAAGTGAGGGGATAGACTCCGCTCGCTATCATATCAGGGCAATTAAAAAACGACGAGCCAACCGTCTTAAGACGCTCATACGCAACCGGACTCCCCTATCAACACGCGCGCCAATACTGGCAACGATTAACTAAGGACTCAGACTATGACTCATTATGAATCTATTAAGACTGAATTGACCTCACATGTCACTGACATGATTAACGAAGGTTCTATTAATGCCGATAACTATCAAGAGGCTCATTACCATGCTTTTAACGAAGATTATTATATAATCGGATATTACCAAGCTGAGCAATGGTTAAAAAAACACGGACTCGACTCATTCGAGGCGATTGCAATTTGTCAGGATTATGAGCGTGACAATTTTGGGGAAGTGTCTGATAAATACGATAACGCGGAGTCCGTTGTTAATATGCTTGCGTATGTGTTCGGGGAAGATATCTTGCCTTGCCCGGATTCCTTTCGTGAACTTGTCGAGTATTTTGAGTTAGACGACTCCTTATGGGCAAATTATCGAGTCACTTATTCGGTTGATAGTTTAGACCCGAATCCCGAAATTGAGTATTTTGAGGAGGAATATGAGGCGATTGAATATGTGGGGGAGGAACTCTCACGCCGGGTTCAACATATTGTTGAACACTCTGTTTATACTGTAACGGACTCCGACCTCGCTGACATAGAAGCGAACGAGTCCACACTTGTCAGAATAGAAAGGATTTAACGATATGACTCACACTCACATGACGACAATTCCATTTATGGGGTTTTATGACACATTACATGACTCCCAATATGAGGACGCTATCAATATTATGTTCTCAGATCATGATACCGGATACAACTTTGACCCGCATGGATTAGACCCGTGGAATTATTCAGACTCTAGCTATTTTATGGAAGAATATAGCAAGGCATACGTGGAAGAATTTGCAAGCGAGTTTAACCTAAAATTGACATTCGACGACCTATCGAGTCCGCGTGAATACAATTTTACGACAGATCGTATATTCGCTGAAATAGCAGACTCCGACATTAAACGAGTCTTAGATGGGTTTAATCGGGATAACTTTGCTAAGTTTGTGCGGTCTAAGTTTACGTCCTATGACGGTTTTATATCTTACTATAATCCTGATTTAAACGAATGGGGTTCGGACTTAGATGAATGGGACCATAACCAAATAGGGACTATTCTTGACTTTATGGTGAGTGAAGAATGGGGGAATGATCAACATATGGAAGAATATTCTTTAATGGAAGATTATTCCTGCAATGGTTATATTCATGATTGGGTATTACATGAGAATGAAGGACTCACACGATTGGTTAATATTCACGACTATTTAGAAGGTCGTAAACAACGGACTCCTTTTACATGGTCAGATCATAGGCGGAATCAACGTGCCAAGAATCTAACATTCTTAGACGCGCCATTAGGGAAAGGAGTCCCGGCATGATATGGCCCCTAGCATGGCGAGTCTTTGTGATATGCGTGTTTTTCGGTGTTATGGTGAAAATACATAGGCGTAAGAAAAACCGGGGTAACGTGCCAGCATGGCTTATGTATGGCAACGCGAACGACAATGAACCTAGGCGCGATAGGATAGCGCGCAATAAGTAGCAGATTATAAAACCCGGCATGAAAGCCGGGTTTTTTTGTATGGCCTCACGTCCACCTGCATGGCCTCACGTCCACCTGCATGGCCTCACGTCCACCTGCATGGCCTCACGTCCACCTGCATGGCCTCACGTCCACCTGCATGGCCTCACGTCCAC